GGGGGAGGTGTAGGCCCCCAATTATCTGACGGCCGGGAAAGACCGCTGGCAGCCCGGAAAGACGGCACCCTTAAATGAAAATACAACATATACGATAAACCCTCTATGCGCGCCGATGGCACCCCTACTTTCGATTCTGCTCACTGCTGCTGTGATCACTGCTATCTTCGGACTCGCTTTTTTGTTGCACGCGTGCACTTATGAGCGAACCTACACCAACGACGTATAGACATCCACAGCATTTCGTCTTATGGGTCAGTAGAGCTACTTTCATAGTAGTATACCTTGAAGTTTTAACCACTTTTCACCCCGGAAGGGGAATACGCATCCAGTTCCGTTTCCCCAGACTGTACGGGCCCTACCAAGTACCCACCGCTCCAGCAGCGCCTGATGGTGCTGCTGGAGTTAAGCGCCGCGCTCCTGGCGGCTAAGTGGTTAGCAGGCGGCGGGGCCGCTGGATACGGGGGCTACAAGGTCACACAGTATGCCATGTCAATCCCAGAGGTTGCCCTGGACGAACACACGCACGGGCATGGCGCATGGTTTGAGCATCACGATGAGAGGCTCGACGTGCGCTTCGCGGCCGATGCTGGGATGCCCCCGGGGCACACCCACGAGACCGTTATGGACGGTGAGGGGGCCTTGGCGGATGCTATGCACCGCCAAGGCGCGGCCGCGGGCTTGGGTGCTGGGGAGCACCAAGTCGGTACAGCTTTCATCCGCTACTGGGTCTCTCAGTTGCGGGTGGAGTTTCCCGCGCGATTGGACCGGCCCTCAGATAGGGCGGCCATGAGCAAGTGGCTGGCTGGCAAACTGCGGGCACGCGGAGTGCGCATCACCCATATGGCAAACGCCATCCCCAAGTGCGTCGCCCTGGCTCTGAATCGGAGCAGGGCCGAAGTGGAGGCTGAGGAGATCGCGGAGGCGGCCGCGATACGCACTCGGGGGGAACGTTGGGCCTATAACCTGCGCCGCTACCTGCGGGTGCGCGGCGCCAGGCAACCCACTGGGTCAATCTAGTGGGGCCTTTGCTGGACACCTGAGGCAAATGGGGAGGAAGCAGCTGTTGAGCGCTACCTGGCGGATATGCCCGAGGTGAGCGTCGACCAGCAAGGGTATTCTCAGAAGCTCCCTAAACGACTATTCGATATACGGGGGTTGCCTGGGCGGGGGACTTTGTGGACACATGCTAATGACGTCGCTAACGTGGTGCAGAGTGTACACGAGCGCGTACTCGGCAGGACAACGAGCAAGGGTTGGGAGCGCACTCTCCTTCCGGAGGAGGGGGCCTTCGACTCGGAGGGTATGGTCAGGTTCAGCACGAGACTGAAGCAGAAGTTGGGCAGCCACTCACTCCCGGTGACGGAGCAGGATTTCCTCTCCCACTACCGGGGTCAGAAAAGGCGCCGCTACGAGGCAGCTGTCAGTAGTTTGCGAGCCAAGCCCGTTCAACGGGCTGACTCATACCCGAGTGTTTTCCTCAAGGCCGAGAAGTGGCGGGAAGAGAAACCCGGCCGCCTGATTAGCGCGAGGTCCCCCAGGTACAACGTGGAGGTGGGGCGGTATCTGCTGCCCCTTGAGCCTCTCGTGTACCAGGCGATTGATGGTGTGTGGGGATCGGCCACTATTATGAAGGGCTACACACCAGAGCGGCGTGCTGCCGTTGTGCGCGGCCACTGGGATTCCTTCGGGGACCCAGTGGCCGTGGGGCACGATTTCAGCAAGTTCGACCAGCACATCTCGAAGCGGGCCCTCCAGTATGAGCACGGCGTGTATCTGCGTGCTTATGCTGGAGATGAGCACCTACAGAAGCTGCTGAGTTGGCAACTGGAAACGACGTGCTACGCCAACGTGCGTGACGGCAGGGTCAAGTACACTGTTAAGGGGGGCCGTATGTCTGGCGATATGAACACTGCCATGGGCAACTGCATTATCAGCGCGGGCCTTATATGGGCATACGCAGCAGAGAGCGGGGTCCAGCTTCGGGCTGTTGTCGATGGTGACGACAGCGTGGTGTTCATGGAGAAGAAGGATCTCCAGAGATACTTGGCGGGAATCGAAGGATGGATGGCGAAGAGGGGATTTCGGCTGGTCACTGAGGAGCCAGTCTACGAGATCAACCGTGTGGAGTTCTGCCAGTGTCGGTACATGGACACTGTGCCCCCCACCATGGTCCGTAACCCCCTGAAGGCTATCACCCAAGATCACGCCTGGATCGAGGACCGGAGCATCAGCTACGCCGAGGTGTTAGCTGCGACCGGCCTTGGTGGGCTCAGCCTGTACGGGCACATCCCCGTGCTAGGCGCGTATTATGACCTGCTTGCTAGGACAACCCAACCTAGTAGGCGCACACTGAACCGCTTGGACTTCAGGTCCTCCTGGCTGCGTGACGCCACCATGTCCGGTGGTTTTACGGAGCCCTCCGAGCAAGCCAGATATCAATTCTGGCTTACCTGGGGTATGTCACCGGGAGAGCAGCGGGCGCACGAGATGAACTTTCGCGCCTGCGACCTGCAAGACCTCGTCGCCAGTGATACAATCACAAAAGCAACAAGAAACGAAAAGACCGATCCTTACGGGAACAACTACTACTTATAGAAACCTAAACCAATGGTAAAGACGAAGGGAACGAAGGGGAAGGGCAAGAGCGCGAAGCGAGTTGCCAAGCGCCCTGCAATGCGTGTGCGTGGGCCCGAAGGCCATGAGGCGCGCTTAGCGCGCCTCATTATGGACCCTTGTGGTGCGGAGCTGACCACCGGCTATGCCCTCGCTACTGAGGGTTTGGTCCAGAGGTTTAACCGGTTTATCACACCGGTGGCGACCACCGAGACCAACTTTGCCTATATTTTTAACCCTTTGTCCCACGCAGCTGAGAGCATTGTCCAGAAGCTGTCGACAGGCACTGGGGCGGCAACCAATATTTCCTCCACCGCTCCCGGTGAGGCTTATTTGGACGCCAATGCTGATGCGGTTAGCACTGTCGCCGCATGTATGCAAATTCTTTATACCGGCAAGCTGGTTGATCGCAAGGGATACATTGGTGTTTGCCAGGCGCCGTGGTTTGTTATGAATGACATTGCCACTGGCACCACCGACCTTCCGACCCTACTGTCCTACTGCCAGGCGATTCAACCCGTCGGCAGTGAGACTTTGGAGATCAAATTCTCCCCCACCATTCGCAGTCTCCTCGGGCAGACCGCTAACGTTGAAACATCTGGAGGCATCGACAACGTCCTGATGGTTGTTGCCATCGGCGTTGACCCCAACCAGTTTGTGGTGAAGTTCACGTCGGTTTACGAGTACGTGCCCAAGTTTGCTCTTGGTGCACCTGCCCCGCGTGCCACTAAGACCTACATCCCCGGCGCTCCTGAGCGCATTGTGTCCACTCTTGACCGTCTCGGCCATTGGTGGCACAATGCCGGTAATGCAGCTGCTGCTGCGTACCGGCTCGGTGGACAGATGGTTTACGGTGCTGGGCAGGCCGCGAGGCTTGTCTCGGCTACCGTGAACACTGCCCGCACTCTTCGGAGCGCGGCAGTGCCGCTGCTCGCCCTAACCGGCTGAGCGCGCGATCTGGCTGGATAGACGACATTTGCGACGCTGAACGAAGCTTGGATTACCGTGGGTCGATGGCGGTGCCCCGCCGCCATGGGTTGTAGGAGCCTCGGGGGCTATACCCGATGGTCCAGCTGAATTGGGCGTTGCGCACCCAGGCCAGCGGGTGCCCTTTGTTAAGCGAGCACGTTCCTGTACGTAAAGCAGGGCTGGCTGTGAAATCCTTCAGCTAGTGTTAAGGTGGAGCTGGATAGGGCCGCAAAATCCCCCTTTGGGGGTGTCCCCTCGGGGAGCCCAGCGGAGGACCTTATCAACAACGACGCATTCGTCCTTTAGGGCGATTTTACCGGGCAGATCGGAAGAG